GTCATAATATTAGACATGATTTAGTAAATAACCTCAATCAAAATCTAAGTTTAAATCTCTCATCTACCGAAACAGTAAGAGTAGTAAGAGGAAGACAAGCTCCTGCGGGGATCAGATTTGCTGGTTTTAATGCCAGTGGATCAACTTCCAGTTCTACTTCTAGTACTGCACGTTCCAGAGTTATATCAAGATCTTCAAGCACTGCATCAGACTCATTTGATACTGTAGATACTACTATAAGAAATGAAGTGGTTGGACTTCAAGATGAAGTCTTTATGAGATCTAGAAACACCGAATTTAGAGTATCAAATCTGAAGGCAAATACTAGATTTTATCAATTCCTTGATGGAAATAGTTCAGTTGACGTTGTTCCAAAATTAATTGAGATTGCTAATAGCCCAACTTTATCCACTAATGGTGCTTCGGCAGGATACACTATTGGAGAAACTGTAATTGGTTTAGTTGATGGTGAGGAAAGAATAAAATTTAGAGTTTGTGCTCCAAATCATAAGGAAGGAAACTTTAGAAATCCATCTTCAACTTACAATCAAAATCCATATATTAAAACTGAATCTATTGGCAATCTGTATAGTTCAACTTCTAAGGTTTTGAATGTCGATACGAGAGCACTTTCAAGTGTTGCTCAAGGACAATATTTTGGATATATAACAAAAGGAATGCAACTTGTCGGACAAACTAGTGGTGCAATATCTTATGTTAAGGATATCAGATTGATATCTGATAACTATGGTGATTTAATAGGTACATTTTTTATTAGGGATCCAAATAAAACTCCAAGACCAACTGTTAGAATTCCAACAGGAACGAAGACTTACAAGATCACTTCAAGTAAAACAAATAGTTCTGGTGATTCTGGGAGTAATTCAATTTCTTTTGCAGAAACGAATTATACTGCAAATGCAACACTTATACAGTTCAGGGCAACAGAAACGACCAATACAACTAGAACAACTATCAATAATACTATCAATAGCACGATTGATAGTCAGATCACCAATACCGTAAATCTCAGAACAAACTTAAGTGCCAGTGTTAATAGAAGTGTTAATGTAGAATATTTTGATCCTCTTGCACAAACATTTACGGTTGGTGGAAATATACAAGTTAAATCTAATATTGATACTGATGATGATGTAAATGGAGCGTTTTTAACCTCTGTGGATTTATTCTTTGCATCTATTGATGATGGAAATGCAGAAGTAAGAGTTGAAGTTAGAACAACATTGTTAGGAACTCCGACACTAGAAGTTATTGGAAAACCAGTAATTATTAGACCAAGAACTACAGATGAAAATGGAAATGAAGTTATTAATATTAAAACATCGTCTGATGGTAAAACTCCAACAAATATTAAATTCCCAGAACCAATTTTCTTAGCACCAGGAAGAGAATATGCAATAGTTGTTATTTCCGATAAGAGTGACGGATATGAATTATGGACTGCAGTTATGGGTGAAAAAACTATCAACACAAAATCTTTACCGGATGTTGATTCTGTTAGATACACTCAGCAATTTGCACTTGGTTCGTTATTCAAATCCCAAAATGGATCTATTTGGACAACCAATCAATATCAAGATTTGAAGTTCAAACTCTATAAAGCACAGTTTACTAAAACAACAGGAACAGCATATTTCTATAATCCACCATTGGATGAAAGTAATGGATATGTTCCTACTCTTATCAATAATCCAATTTTAGTAGTACCAAAAACTGGAAAAATTGGAATTGTCACGACAACAAATAGTGGAATTATCGGAATCTTAACGACAGGGAGAAAACTTGCTGGTGGAAATAATCATGGAGGGTCTGCAATAATTGTTGGTCAAGGAAGTTCTGTAAGCAATGCAACAACAATTACTGATGGTGGAGAAAATTATCCAACAAGCACAACTGAGATAGTCGATACATTTAATATTGTTGGTGGTGGTTCTGGATTAAAACTTGTAATAACTACCGATTCTGATGGGGTTATTACAGGAGCAGCTCATTCTACCACTAACAATGGCAATGGATATAGTGTTGGTGATGTTGTTGGTATCGTAACTTCATCAACATCTTCCAAAACTGGAAGAAATTCAGAAATTACTATTTCTGAAATTGTTGGTTTAGATACTTTATACTTAACCAATGTACAAGGACAATTTGGAGTATTAGGATCTGGATTTGATTTTGCCGTTGGAACTGCAGTAAGTTATTATGATGGATCTTCTATTGTTTCAATGGCAGGTACAACAATAACTAGTTCTTCTGCTGATGGTGGAGTAAATTCCGGAAATTATATGAGAATAGATCATTTCAATCATGGAATGTACTCGACAACGAACAAATTAAAGATAAATGGGATTCGATCAAATGTTCCAACAACTGTATTGAGTGAATCTTTAACTGTATCTGAAAGTACAACTATTAGTATTGCAGATACTTCAAACTTTACAACTTTTGAAGGACAAAATATTGGCAGCTATGAGGGATACGTTAAAATTGGTGAAGAAATTATTAAATATAACTCTGTTGGAAATGGTTCCCTTTCCATCAGTTCAAGAGGAGTAGATGGAACTGTACCAGTTTTTCATCAAATAGGTGCTTCTGTTGAAAAATATGAATTGAATGGGGTATCACTCAGAAGAATAAATGGAATTACTACTTCCATTCAGTCTCCTATCGATCTTGATAGTTATTATGTAGCATTTGACAGAGGTGCATCTACTGGTGCAAATAGAAGTGAAGATTCCGGAACTATTCCACAAATATCATTTAGTGATATTGGATTACTTGGCGGAGATAAAGTAACTGCGACTCAAAATATAATTTATGGAGGAGTTATTCCAGATTATGATATCGTCACTCCAGGTTCAACCACTTCAGTAAATGCAACGATTAGAACTGTATCTGGAACAAGTGTTAGTGGAAATGAGGCATCATTCAATGATAAGGGATATGAGCCAGTTCAATTAAATACCGTAAATACCTTCAATGATGTAAGAGTTGTCTGTTCAGAAATTAATGAATCAGAATATTTGACATCTTTGCCTAGAAACAAATCTTTAACTACAGCAATAACATTCAACTCATCCGATCCAAATAATGCACTTTCTCCAATATTAAATCTTAATAGGGCATCGACGGAATTTTATATTAACAGGTTGAATAATCCCGTTTCAAATTATGTCAAAGACAGTTCAGTTAACACTGTTTTAAATGATTCACATGCTTCAGTATATTATACAAATCTAATTGAACTTCAAAATCCAGCTACAACACTTAAAGTAATATTGACTGCTGATAAACCAGCATCAACAGATTTTAGAGTTCTTTATAGTTTGGTTAAAAAAGATTCTAGTGAAATAAATCAGTCGTTTGAATTGTTCCCTGGATATAATAATTTAAGACAAACCACTGATGGATTTGAGGTGATTGATGATTCCAAAAATAGTGGACTTCCAGACGTAAAAGTTCCTTCAAGTTTGAGTGGAGAATTTTTAGAGTATGAGTTTACAGCAGAAAATCTTGATTTGTTTGTCGGATTTGTGATTAAAATCGTTATGTCGGGGACAAATCAGGCAGAAACTCCAAGATTTAATAATATCAGAGTGCTTGCAATCAGATGATAAAAGTAGAAGGACATCATAATTTATATCGTGATGAAAATAGTGGAGCAATTGTCAATTGCGATGTGACTTCCTACAATCAATACGTAAATTCTCTAACTCAAAGAGATTTGCGTAGAAAGGAGTTGGATGATATGAAAAAAGACATTGATGAAATAAAATCTCTTCTAAAAGATCTGATAAATAAGGGTTAATCTGACAGGACTTTTCTGAATATAAATATTTAAAGAAATACTTTAAATGTAATAATGGCAGTTTATGTATCCAATATTGTAATTGAACAAGGATACGATTTTGATACTTCCTTTCAATTGGAAGATACAAGAACAAATTCACCCTTGGATTTATCAGGAACAACTAGTGAGAGTCAACTCAGAAAGCACTCCGGTGCTTCTACGGCAGTGTCATTTGCTTCTTCTGTTACTAATCCCACTGATGGGCAAATTACAATTTCATTAACTAGTGCACAAACAGTCAATTTAAAACCGGGGAGATATGTTTACGATGTAAAAATATTATCTGCTGGAAAAGAGTATAAAGCTGTAGAGGGAGCAGCATTAGTAAGAGCAGGGGTAACCAGGTAATGCCAAGTATTAACGACAGAATTGGTTCTCAGAATGTAATACGTGTATTATCCAACGCTTCTTCACCACCAACAAGATTAATAAATCTAAGTGATGTTGATTCTACGTTAGCATCGAGAGACGGTATGATCCTCGTATGGGATCTAGATACCGAAACTTTCTACATGACGGATACTATTGATTCGTCAACTTTAGTAGCAACTGGAATTGTATCCTTTACAAATACCACACAATCAACATCAGTAACAACTGGAGCATTAGTTGTCAATGGTGGTCTTGGAATTGGGAAGAATGTTAATATTGGTGAGAATTTTAGTGTAACTGGTTTATCAACATTCTTATCAAACGTTGATATTGATGCCAATGTAGATATTTTATATTCACTTACAGTAAATTCTACATTTAAATCAGTTGGAGTCACAACACTTGCATCTTCAGGTGGAATAACAACAACCGGCGGTGATTTTTATGCCGGTGGTTCAGCATTTATCAATACAAACTTAAGAGTTGGTGGAACATCAGAATTTATTGGAAATGCCACTTTTAGAGGTGGAACGATTGGAATTGGTGACTCTACAAGTGATGATATTAATGTTGGTGGTGAATTTGTATCAGATTTAGTTCCAAATGATGACGATACATATGATCTCGGCATCATAGAAAAAAGATGGAAAGATGGTAGATTTTCTGGATTACTGACTGCTACAAATTTATACATTTCTGACACAGTTACTTTTGATGGATCAATTGATCTAAATTCTGATATTGATATCAATGGAAATTTAAATGTTACCGGATTATCTACATTTAATGGAAATGTAAATGTAGTAGGATTTGTTTCAGTTACTGAGGGTTTATATTATGATCTTGGTGATTATGATGGACCAAATGGAATTGCTTATTTTGATAACACAGGTAAATTAATAGGTGCTGCGAGTACAGAAAATGCATTAACAGAAAGTTATTTTGTTTTGACAACAAACGCTGTTGGCATACCAACTTGGACTTCAGTAATTGATGGAGGTGTATTCTAATGGCAAAGCCAACAACCAGACAAGAATTAGTCGATTATTGTCTAAGACAACTGGGTGCACCAGTATTAGAAATAAATGTTGCAGATGATCAAATTGATGATTTGGTTGACGATGCTCTGCAATATTTTAATGAAAGGCATTATGATGGTGTTGAGAGAATGTATCTTAAATATAAAATTACTGATGATGATATTAATAGAGGTAGGGCAAAAGGAACTGATGGAGTCGGTATGGTAACTACTACCGGTTCGTCAAATATTGTTGGATTTGGAACAACCACATTCAATTACTATGAAACTTCGAATTATATTCAAGTACCAGATTCTGTTATAGGAGTAGAAAAAATATTTAAGTTTGATACTAGTGCCATTTCTGGTGGAATGTTTAGTATTAAATATCAGTTATTTTTAAATGACTTATATTATTTCAATTCCGTGGAATTGCTACAATATTCTATGGTCAAATCATATCTAGAAGATATTGACTTTTTACTTTCCACAGATAAACAAGTTAGATTTAATAAAAGACAGAATAGACTTTATCTGGATATTGATTGGTCGGCAAAATCTAAGGATTCATTTTTAATTATAGATTGCTATAGAGCATTGGACCCATCTGATTTTTCTAAAGTATATAATGATAGTTTTGTTAAAAAATACCTCACAGCATTAATTAAAAGACAATGGGGACAGAATTTAATTAAATTTCAGGGAGTGAAACTTCCAGGTGGAATAGAATTAAATGGCAGAGCAATATTTGAAGATGGACAAAGAGAATTGGATGATATAAAACAAAGAATGATGATGGAATATGAATTACCACCTCTGGACTTTATTGGTTAATTATTATGGCACTCAATCCATTTTTTCTACAAGGTTCTCAAAGTGAGCAATTTCTTGTTCAAGATCTGATAAACGAACAATTGAGAATATATGGTGTAGAAGTTTACTACTTGCCTAGAAAAGTTTTTAGGACAGATGATATTATTAGGGAAGTTCAGTCATCAAAATTTGATGATTCTTTTTTAATTGAAGCATATGTGAATAACTATGATGGATATGCTCCCGACAGTGATATAATGAGTAAATTTGGATTAAGATTGAAAAATGAGGTATCACTAACAGTTTCTAGAGAGAGATTTGAGGAATTTATTTCACCATTTTTGGAAGGAATTGCTGCTGGTATTCGAGAGGGAAAAACTGACGAAAATTATGATTTGAATACAATTACCAGACCCTTAGAAGGTGACTTGATATATTTCCCTTTAGGTGAAAGATTATTTGAAGTTAAAAGAGTAGAGTTTGAAAAACCTTTTTATCAATTGGGAAAAAATTACATATATGAACTTAGTTGCGAACTTTATGAATATGAGAATGAGGAAATTAATACAAGTGTTGAAGAAGTTGATAATACTGTAGAGGATGAGGGTTATATCACAACAGTTAATTTGGCAGGATATGCTTCTAATGCAACTGCAAGTTCTGTAATATCGTTAGGTTCTGTGAATGAAATATTCTTAAATAATGATGGAAGTGGGTATACTTCAATCCCAACAATAACTTTTTCCGATCCAACAGGAACTCTTTCCGGAAATAAAAGAGCAACTGCTGTAGCAATAACCACCAGTGTTGGTAATGTTAGGTCTATTGATAGGATTGAAATTACTGATGCCGGAAGTGGATATACTGAACCTCCCACTATAACCATATCTGGTGGTGGTGGAATTGGCGCCGCAGCAACTTGTTCCATTGGATCAACTCAAAACTCGGTAAGATTGATTAATGTCACATTTGGTGGTTCTGGATATAGTGCACCTCCAACAGTAACCATCGATGGTCCAGGAGTTGGTGTTACGGCAACTGCAATATCCATACTTAGTTCCACTGGATCGGTTGAATCTATAAGATTAATCAACGCAGGATTAGGATATACTACACCACCATTAGTGACCGTTGCAGGGGTTTCTAGTGTTGGTGTAGGAACATTTGTATATAATGAGTTAGTTACTGGACAAACCTCCAATACTACTGCAAGAGTGAAGGATTTCAGAGCATCTTACAATTCACTTGGAGAGGCAATATCCGTTGATCTTAAGGTTTATCTAAATACAGGTAAATTCTATGAAAATGAAGTTATTGTTGGATCAATATCTTCAGCAAGATATGTTGTCCAATCTCACGACCTGAATAGTTTTGAGGATGAATATGATTCTAATGAAGAAATCGAATTAGAAGCAGATAACATAATAGACTTCACAGAATCAAATCCCTTCGGAGATTATTAATGTTAGGAACTTATTTTTATCACGAAATTATAAGAAAAACTATAGTTTCTTTCGGAACTCTTTTTAATAACATCTACATCAGACATTTATCTAAAGATGATAGTATTATAGATGAAACAAAAGTTGGACTATCTTATGGTCCTATGCAAAAGTTCCTTACGAAAATTCAAGAGCAATCTGAATTAAATAAAGCAGTTGCGATTAATTTGCCCAGAATGTCATTTGAGATGACAAGTATTCAATATGATCCGACAAGAAAAACAGGAATTACACAGACGTTTAAAGCATGTGATGAATCTGGAAACATAAAAAAAGTTTTTATGCCAGTTCCATATAATATTGGTTTTGAGTTAAATATTTTTTGCAAATTGAATGACGATGCTCTTCAAGTCATAGAGCAAATATTGCCATTTTTTCAACCATCATTTAATTTGACAGTGGACTTAGTTGATTCTATCGGGGAAAAGAGAGATATTCCAATTGTTCTTGATAGTATTGACTTTCAGGATGACTATGAAGGATCATTTGAAACAAGAAGGGCACTTATTTACACTTTAAGATTTACTGCAAAATCTTATATCTTTGGACCTGTTGCAGAAAGTTCGGAAGGTCTTATTAGGAAAGTTCAAGTTGATACATATACCGGTACAGATGTACGAACATCAAAACGTGAAATGAGGTACACCGTTACTCCAAATCCTATTGATGCTAATCCAGATGATGACTTTGGATTTACAGAAAATTGGGAATATTTGCCAGATTCTAAAGATTATAGTCCAACAAGAAAAACTGATCTCTGATTGTTATGAATAATAATTATGATTCTATAGACAAGGCTCTCAATGTAGAAAGTAGTATTGTCGATTCCGATCTTAAAGATAAGAAGATAGAAGTAGTTAATTCTAAGGAAGAGGATATTGAGAGGGACTATGAATATACTCGTGCAAATTTGTATTCATTGATTGAAAAAGGTCAGGAAGCAATTAATGGTATTATGGAACTTGCGGGTGAGGGTGGAAGTCCAAGAGCATATGAAGTCGCAGGACAGTTGATAAAGAGTGTTGCAGACACAACTGATAAATTGATTGATTTGCAAAAGAAACTTAAAGATGTTGAAGATGATTCTAAAAAAACAACTAATAATGTTACCAACAATGCCGTGTTTGTTGGATCAACATCAGAACTTCAAAAATTACTCAAACAAGGTTTTCTAAATAATAAAGAGTAAACTTGTTTCCTGATGGGTTGGTCAGAAAAGTATAAAAAATCAATTGATTGCGATAACCCAAAAGGTTTTAGTCAACGTGCCCATTGCCAAGGTCGAAAGAAAAAAATGACTGAAGAAAAAAAAGATCATGAATATTCTATGGCTCGTTCTGAAGTAAAAACCATTCAAAACGCTGCAAAACGTCTTCAGAAGAAGATGGGTAAAAAAGGTGAGGGCAATCTGCAAGCATGGGTTCAATCAAAAATTACCAAAGCAGCAGATTATATTGACACTGCAGCAGATTATGTAACTAACGAAGAGACTTTCAAAGAAGAAGGTCTTCGTGATTGGTTTGGTAAGTCCAAATCAAAAGATGGCAAGAAAGGTTGGGTCAATGTTGTAACTGGTGGAACTTGTGCAAGTGATGAACCCGGTGAAGGAACACCAAAGTGTGTTTCTTCGTCAAAAAGAGCAAGTATGACTAAAGCAGAAAGACTTTCTGCACAAAGAAGAAAAAAGGTAGCAGATCCAGGACAACAAGAAAAAACTAGTGCCGCAAAACCGACTTATGTTTCTACAGATCCAAAGAAGAAAATGAAGAAAGAAGAAGTAGAAGTAACAGAAGCAAAAGATAAACCTGGTAAGGGTAGTGGCAAGAAAGATGCTTGCTAC